CCTCCTCTGCGTTTTATACACACTTATGCCATTACAGCTAAGGCTTCTAACATGTTACCTTCACTAGAAAGGTAACGTGCAACTGAAGCATCATGTCCTGTCATGGTCAAAAGCGGTATATTGTACGCTTTAGCTAGTTGGGCTTGTGTTGTGTCGATACGATCTCTCAGCATTCCATATTGGTTTGCTCTGATCCAATCTACCATGTCGGGTGTCTGTTTTACAACAGATACCCCGAACCGGTAGTTGGTAGATTTCTCTAACACAGCCTTTCTAGTTGCTCTTATTATTTTGTCTTTATGTTCCTCAATTTTGTATTTCCGCGCTATCAAACTGGCATAAGCATAGGTGCCAGGCAATGGCTTCTCCTCGTCCTCTTTTGCTTTTTCACGCTTTTCTCGTTTAAGGTACTTACGTTTAATACTATGAGCAAGTGTTTCATCACTCACTTCTTGGCTCAAACCCCCTTTACTTATATGAGTGTTTTCCACTATAACTAAGTCTTCCTTACAAAGGCCCCAGACGTCTGCTAAATATGACAACTGCATATCGTAGACATCTTTAATGAATAATGGCTCTCCTCCTCGTTCTATTACCTCGTCACGTCGTGTTGTGAGTGAAGTGATTAAAGCAACAACATCGTTAGGTACTACAGTTTCAGTAGGTCCATGTACTAAAGTGGCAACCGAGCGAGATAAATATTGGCCTCCACTTGCTTGCCTGTGATCTACCCTAAGGAACTCAGCAGTAGCACCCAGATAGCACTTATGTTTTTGAAACCGTATATTGTAATCCGCTGCTTTACGTGACAGGTTCTGTACCTGGTTCAGCGTTTTAATACTGGCCAATACGTCATCACCATTATGTGTAGTTACACTGTCATTCGTGATACCGCATATATCCAAATATACATAGTTAAGTACTGTGTTCATAAATGTCGTCAGACGCCATCCAGACAAGAGAGTACCATTAGTCTTTACCAGTTGCTTTCTACCTTGTACATGTAGCTTGCTATCACTCAAGCTTGACTGTACCCAGGCGATGGCTTTAATCTGGTCATCATCCAGATAATTCTTAAAGCAAGCTACGTATGCATCCATCACCGCACTCATCGTGGTTACACTGTGTTGAGAGTTAAAGTCTTCAAAGTCAAAACAGTATGGAATACCGTTATTTAACACTTGTTTCACAGTCTCTCTTACGTTAGCAATCGTTGCACTAGGTCCAATTGGGAAGTGTTTGCTCAACATTTCTTCACACCCTTTGAAAGCATAGCTGGATAAGATAAAATTAGTCACGTCTACACCGTAGATAGCCCGCTGCTTACCCCACTCATACTTTGTACTCGACCACGCTTCCATAGATGGTGGTCTGTCTAAAAAGTGTTCTATGTCGTAAGTAGGCATTCTGCTCAGAGCATAAAATTTGTTGCGCAATCCCACATCCTTAGCCTTGAACTCATCATCCTCTGGGTACTGTGAGTGATAAGCACCTGTAGGCGACCATTGCCATCGCATAGCCCAGTGATTCACCCACGTACTTCTAGTTGGAGTACCACCACTGACTTTCACGCGTTTAAATAGCCTCAACGCCCTCTCAAATATCATTTCCCGTGTAAAAGACACCGTATTTGGTTCGGTCCGGTTTTTGACTTCTGAGTTCCAATCAACTTCACCTAAACCCCTGTTAACTAGTACTTCTAACTCAAAGAACGGTGTGAGGTCTAAGTCAACAAGGTTCTGCACAGCCTTAAGCCTACCTGAAAACTGATTTTTTACTTGGGAGAAAAAATCAGCTACTGATTTGTAGCGCCACTGCCAGATTAGCGAATCTTTGATGATTTCCCGGTGTTGCACTGGTAATGCTTTAGCCCACACCAGCAACCCAGCTAAAAAACTCTCGTGCAGGTCAAGCTTAGCTAGACTCTCAAGCAATGGAAGTACGAATGGAACATCCCTTCTAAAAACATCTAACCCTATGCTCCGTAGTTCTTTAATAGTTACATGTCTGAGATGCCTACTAGAAACTTTACATACGGGAGGTTCAGTGGAGCCGTCAAACCAAGATTTTAGTGTAGCAAGGCGTGTTAGTGGCACATTTTGACTAGATTTCTTTGTCACATGTAAGACATATTGTAAGACTTCCTGTCTACTAACTGGTCCATAAGGGAACAGATCAGGACCATATTGTATTCTCGAAATCCGAAGCAGCACCGATCGGCCTTGTACATGTAGTGGCTCGTGCCTAGAGATATAAGTAGCTGTGAGGTCCAAGCGGGCCATATACACACATTTAGTAAATACAACATCAGTATCATACCTCGTGTGCACATCACCTTCTATATTGATGCCCGGGTAAACATCTAGAAGGTGGAAGTCCGCTTCTTCAAAAGAAGCTACCTCTAGTTCCCGTTCACTAGCCTTGATACCTAGAGGTACCATATCAAGGCTTGCAAAGCTGCGCTTGACTAATCTTGTTCGTCTGGAGGACGCGCCTCTTGCTCTATCTGAATTGGTACGTCTATCATGCGCGCTTCTGTAGGTGGCTCTAACAAGTTTGCACTGCCTGAAGCGGTTGGCATTGGTACCCCGGCGATCAACTCTTGCACTTGAAAATCCGCCAGAGCGAGATCATAAGTGGTTAATATGTTTGCTGTAAATTTTTCACTATCAATAGGCACTTGTACAAATCCACGGATAGTATTGATATTCCTAACGTCATAGCTAGCTGCCCTGGCATTCCATATTGGTTGCGTTTGTAATACCGTCTCCGCTCTTGTCCAATAACAGACAACAGCACAATCTGCAAGGCTCTCAAAACTAGAACCAAAGCTATTATACCTCTCTTCTATGAATTCAAGTTGATAACTGACTGGCATATCTAGTGTTGCTGGGGTTACTGGCGGCATAGCTATACTTACATCGTTCGCTGCAAAAATACGGTGTGTACCATTTCTTAATGGGTGTGTGTAGTTGACCGTGTAACCCTGCCATCTACTAACAACACCATTAGCCCATAAATCATTGTAATTATACGCCTTTCTATATCTCCCTTTATAATACTGATGTACTGCTGGATTTATCGAGAAAACTGAAGAATATGGAGTGCCAGCCATCAAGGACCCCCCCAATCCCGTTATGAGCGCTACCCCTGATGGACCAGCCATGGAATTAAGTATCAAATCATTATTTCTACCTGCTACATAACCGTAGTCAGCAATATGGTCTATAGTTATATTACCAAATTTCATGTTTATAGTATAATAATCTCTCAACTTACCCTCTAATTGAGTGAAAACCCCTGGCATGACCGGTTTAGGTACTGCCCGGCCTATCATTGCTGAAAACATAGAGTCCGCCCTCGTCGAAGCATCTAATGCATCAGCATTATTACCATGAATTCTCTGTAAAATGTCTTCTATGTGCTTAGCATTGTGAGTAAACATATACTCACCCCAATACCAAGCAGTGTTAGCCAACATTGATTCCATTATGTTAGAATCGTTTGGTCTCGTCAGCTCGCTCAACGTCTTAATAGCATCAACTGATGTAGCAACACCATCCCCCTGTAATAGGAAATGAAATGCCGCCCTTTTCAAACCTAGTTTTGGTAGACTCAACCTTCTAGGTAAATGGGTCCACCAATGTGACTCTACTGTTTCATTTGCTGGTTGAGCTAACCAGTACTTGGCTGCTATTATGGCTGATTGCATATCCTCATGCAACCTATGGTTAACTACAAACTTTATGATAATAGCTCGCATATCTGCTGCTGAATAAGTGCAATCTACGTATAAATTTTCAGGCCCATGGTGTACGTATATACTGTTCTGCGTAATTGCCAAGTCGATATCTTGATCTATGAGAAACGGGGTGGACCTCAGATTACCACATAGCATTTTGTTTAATATAGCAGTCTCTTGTGTGTTGAAACCAGACAAATTAAGGTATCCAGCCGCATTCACCAACCTGTCCACTAAGGCATCTTGGCTTATGTTATTCACATTATACGCTGATAAGTTCCTACGCAATTCATTGTGAGTCGCATTAAGGTGGGTAGGCACGATGAACCGCCCACGCTTGAATCCATAGTGGTTACCGTAAGTAGGTCCACTTTCACTATGGCCATCATTATATTTGTACATTTCCCACACGTGACGCCGGCTTTCAAAGAAGGAGTTAAGATATATAGGGTTGTCTATCATATTCCCGTCACCATCATTGACCCGTGCTGCTGGTAATGCATCATACCACGTGTGTATCTCTTCAATTAGTTTCTGCGTACCAAAATCTGCTCGCGGAAGGGCTGCCCCTGCGTTCCCACGCGCTACTAATCTAACAAGTAGATCAAGTTTCTTCTCCGCATCCACTTCATCAATGAAAGGCTTTAAGTCGGGAGCACTTATTCTAATCAAATAGTCAGTTTTCTCCATACGCTCTGCTATTCTTAAAGTCTGATAGTGTGCATACATTAAGTACAATAATGCTATGGCATTGTCATAATAGTCCGCGGCAAAAACTGCATTATAAAGACGCCCATATCTAGCCTCCTTAACATCAGATGTTACCCCAAGTTCACGGAGACGCTTAATAATAGCAGCCTCATTTGGTAAACCTTCTGTAGTGATAAATTGTTTATTCATCCCAAAATAGCTGTGTTTTTCAAATGATAGTTCTACCGTCTGCTTTATTCCATATACTGTAGCATAGGAGGCACATTTAGTGCGTCTGCGTAGTTGAAACTTTTCCCCTGAAGCTTCATCCAGAGAGCTTGGGGACATGCCAGCTATTTTATTGGCATCAGAACTTTGCAGCACATCCTTGCGCTGCTGTTGGTAATCGCCAACGTGTATTTTTTCCTTAGATACAGAAGATACTCCTAAACCTAAGTTGGTCTTGACCATAATGAGGCCGTTTTTGAACGATTCAATCGTTCCGTTAGTGTTTATGATGTTCTTAAGATAATCCATTGTGAGTGGTGTGAGTGTGGGTTAGATTTCTTCAATGTTGGGAATTTATAACTATT